ACTCTTCCTTTCTTAAAGCCCCCTGGGAACTCCCAGGGGGCTAAATGACCATTTTCCCGAAATCAGGCAAATGGTTAATGATGGTCAATCAGACCGGGGATGGAATAAAGCGGCATCGGCCGAGTAGTCCGGTTCTGGATGTAAATATCAGCAAATAGCTGATTAGCGTTCTGATCCGAAACAGCGATAACACGATTGACGTTAGCCTTATCCTCACGGATCCAGGAATCAGACAGCTTAGGAAGCTGAGAATAATCGTCGCCAAGATGCCAAACGTCCAGAGACTGAGCATAAGTGGAACGCATCTCACCGGCAACACGATTCGGCTTGTACCGATAATCAGCCCAGGCTTCCTGATAACCAAAGACCTCATTATCCTGGGCAGTACCCTGGGCATAGATCTCCTTGTTCAACACGGCCTGTTCACCAATGTTCGCCAGGACAGGCCAGTAATAATCAAAGCGACTCTTACGGCTCCAGAAGCGTTCAATACCCTGCTGATAGGTATGATCATAGCGGGCAACCATGACGCCAATAACAAAACCATGCTCCACAAAAGACTTCATGAAATCGCCATGAACATCGGTAGTCAAAGAATAAGCAGCAGTATCGCCAAGAGGAGTAGTGCCTTCGGCGGTAGAACTCTGCTGTATAACCTGATTGATATTGATGGGAACACGGGATCCACCAAGATACTCAGGCCGCTGGAGACGAGCATCCGGAGAAGTGACGCCAAAATGAGATTTCAGGATCTCAATATAACGAGTACCGCCACGAGCATCACGCTCATAAAGCTTCTGGATCTGAAAAGCAGTTCTCAGCTCATTGATAGTAGCAACGGAGACAGTGTTATCAAACTGAGCCCAGAGATTAGCAGGGTAACCGGCAACACCATTATCAATGGTCGGATCCAAATTCGCATTACCAGTATCCGCAAGCCAATACGCACCACCGAACGCATTCTTATGAACAGAGCCAGCATGATAACCAGCCTCAAAATCACTATTACCATTAGGAATATAAACATTGTACGGATAATTAAGCAAATCCTTAGGAACAGGCTTATTCATCGGTACAACCGGCGCATTGCCGAGCTGGGCGGTCTGAATCGTCACGTCCGGGCCTTTCTGGGGAGCCGGAAGACAGCTAGTGAAATAATCGTGATACTTGCTGGCCTTGAAAGGAAGGCCACCTTTAGCAACATCAGAAACATAAGTTCCGGTATTGACGCCTTGCACGGTGGCGTCGTCAACCGGAATATTGAGCGGATCCGTCAAGTTCTGATCTCTGAACCACTCATTCATGATAAGCGCATAAGCTCTAAATGGCAGAGCATTAACAGAAAGATTCTTAACGCCAGTGGGAATACCCATGTAATCGGCAATCGTACCAACAGACCAACCCTCAGCTGGGGCCGTCAGCTGGGGGACCTGATATTCAGTCTGAGGGATCCAGGCAGATTCCGTGTTTTCGCCATTGAACTGCTTCCAGTGTTCCCAGGTAAGACGGTTCGGCACGAAAAAGAAATAGGTATCCAGGTAGATATTATCCATCAGAGGGGTTAGAAGCGTCTGCATACGAACGACCTTAGAAGTACGGATCTGGAAAGAGTCGCCGGGAAGAACCTCGTCAACGTAGAAGGGAACCACGTCACCAACGTTAAAACTCAGCTTAACAGAGGATGAACGGTCAAAGCGAGAGCGATTAAGATCAAGACGAGTGGGATTGAGCGCAAAATGACTTTCAACATTGCGATTCACTGTAACACCTCCGAATTAGTTGTTCAAGGGTGGCTGATCCGGTTGGGCGGAGCTTGGAGAGGAAGGGGAAACAGCCGGATCCTGCGGAGCTGGTGCAGGGGGCCGTTGTTCATCCTTCGGATCTGCGGGCTTCCAGCCCATGCGGTCTGGGAAATCAGGCTTATCCATGGCGGCGAGGAACTGATTAAACGAATGGCCGAACTGAGCACGAGTCTCGACGGGTAAACCACTGAAGAAATCCTCAGCAGCGGCAATCGAATTCAGTGCCTCAGCATAAGTGCTAGGAAACTGAGTAAAATCAGCATACATAGCCTGACGGCGATTGAGTGCATGGACATCCCCTTCCGCAAAACGCTCCAGAATCACGTTAATATCGCACGAATCCTTGTAGCTCTGGATGAAACCGTAGAGATCTTCTGTACCGGCTTCGACCAACTCCATGTGGCCGTCATCATCAAATCGGGGAGCATAGAGCTGTTTGACGCCGGAGCCGGATTCAGCGTGGATCCGGTCATGGGGATCATAACGGGTCTTGAACTGCATACATCACACATCCTTTCCATCGGCAACCAGGACGGGAAAATCTTCAGGGTTGATCACTCCAAGATCTGTATCATACTCACCGATCCGATAAAGCTGGAAATCAGACTTATGGGTAAAAAGAACACCTTCAGAACGCTGGATCGAGGAAGCAAAGTTCCGAGAAGCCATAGCATCGTTCTGATCCACAGTAGGGGTCAAAAAACCGGACTTGAGATCACGCATTGCATAAACGTTAAACTTCATTTGATAAACCTCCAAAAAATTTTACTTGCATGGGTAATACACTTAATTTCCTCAAGAGTATAAGAACGACAAAAATTGTAACGTTCTACCGGATCATAAGCAGTAACAACATACTGGCCGGGAACATCCTTGGACCTTCTGACGGACGGCGAATGAAAACCAAGACGGCGCATAAAAGCACGCATAGTGCGACAAGGAGACGGGTCCATTACAATCTGATACCTCCTCGATAAATCGTAGGATCCACATTGATCTTCTTAGATGCCGAAGCAGTCCGGCGGAATACCTTAGCATCCTTGCCTTTACGCATCTTCTTTCTTGCCATTTAAAAAATCCTCCTTCAAAAGTTCGGCCGCAAGCACATAAGCAAAAGCTTTACCACGATAAAACTGTTCCTTGTATCCATCAGACTCATTAGCAGCACGTTTCAGACAATCCGCAGCCAAATACTCAAGGCATACAAGAAAACTCTCCAAATCAGAACGAGAAATACGGGCCATAATCACAACTCCCTTTTCAATTTTTTGACCGAAGCCAATTTATTACTCTCTGCGACCTCAAGGGCCTGCATGAAAGACATAGTGGACTTAGCGGCCTTGGCCTGCTGGGTCTCCTTGGCACGCTCTTTACGCTGCTCTTTCAGCTGAGCAAACAATTCAGGATCATCCTGCTCCAAGAGCCGATCAAAATACTTGGGTGGACGAAACTTCTTTCCACCATTTTTGGTAGACACGTTGATAAATTCATGCTGGTAGACATCCGGATGGTCATCGTAAAAATCACGTCCAATACCTGGTTTACGGGACATCAGAGTAAAGGGCGGTTCGATACCAAAACTCTCAAAAAACTGCGAAGATTGGGTGTTTGCCTTCTTAGAAGTGTATCTTGCAGTGTATGCACAGGTCTCCCAGGTGACCGGTGCAACAACAACATAACCAAGTGGCTGTGCAAGGGGAGTTATGCTCCCACAGAATGGGTGCTTCTCTGATCGTTGGTACTCTATACCTGACATTTGGGAAATACGATCCAACTTCTGGAAGAGGATGACCCGCCCCTACAGCTTGAAAAATCAAGGAGGAATTCCAATGAGAAACCTGAAGCGTGCTCTCAGCCTGGGCCTCACCGCGACCATGATCTCTGGTCTGATGGTGATGGGCAGCAGCGCCGCGAGCTATGCGGACGTGACTTCCGAGCAGAATCAGGAAGCCATTGAGGTGCTCAAGGCCGTTGACATCATGGTCGGCGACGAGAAGGGCAACTTCAATCCTGAGGCCAAGGTCACCCGTAACGAGATGGCCGTTGTCATGTCCAACCTGATGGCTTACAACGTGGCCAGCTACAAGGACACCAGCCCCTTCACCGACGTGCCCGAGTGGGCTGAGCCCTATGTGGCCGCCTGCTACACCAACGGCATCACCAGCGGCTACGACGCCAAGACCTACGGCGGCAACGATTCCGTTACCACCGCTCAGGCCGCTCTGATGGTCATGAAGGCTCTGGGCTACTTCCAGTATCAGTCCGACTTCGGCGCTGACTGGCAGCTGTCCACTGTCGCCCAGGGCAACAAGATCGACCTGTTCGACGATGTTGACTCCGGCGTCAAGGAGGCCATGACCCGCAACGACCTGGCTCAGCTGGTTCTGAACGCTCTGGAGTCCGGCACCGTTGAGGCCGACGATGACACCATCAAGTTCGAGAACGGCGATACCACCGTCACCGCCGGCAAGGTGAAGTACAACTTCATCACCAGCGGCAAGGACTATGCCTATGCCATCAACGACAAGCTGGCCACCGACAACAACGGTGAGTACTCCAAGGGCTCCATCGTGGAGCTGGGCGAGAAGCTGTACTCCGGCGACCTGACCAAGGAAGACGGCTATGACGATTTCGGCCGTCCCGCCACCGTGTGGGATTACCAGGCCAAGGAGATCGGCACCTTCGCTGAGAAGGCCGACCACACCTTCACTGCCAAGGTGACCAGCAAGGAGCTGTACAACGAGGTCGGCAAGACCGCCACTGACAGCTACAAGTGGACCGTTTCCTTCAACGGCGAGACCGTGAAGTACGACGGCGACAAGCTGAACGCCAACAAGAGCGACGACGACAAGGACTTCTTCGCGAAGGCCACCGGCGAGAAGGCTCTGACCGGCAACGGCGTGGTCACCGAGGTCTTCGTGGACGGCACCGACAAGACCGTGGACGTGGCCATCATCGAGTACTATGCCGCTGAGGTCCTGAAGGTCGACGAGGACGACAAGACCATCACCCTGTCCGACTTGGACGAGGGTCCCGCTCTGACCACCGACGAGTTCGACTCCACCCTCTTTGAGGAGGACGAGATCGTCATCTACTCCTATGCCAATGGCGACATCCAGGATGTCTATGCCGCTGAGAAGATGGAGGGCGAGGTCACCCGCGTCCGCGCTGTCACTGATGACAGCAACGGCGACAACTTCGTCGTGGGCGGCACCACCTATAAGTACAACAAGACCGCTCTGGCCAACCGTCTGACCACCGACAACGTGGACAACGACGTGGTTGCCTATCTGGACGCCAACGGCTATGTGGCCTACATCGATGAGTCCGCCGTGACTTACGATTACGCCTATGTCCTGTCCATGGGCACTGACGACGATCAGTACGGCAAGGGCGATAACAAGGGTACCACCGTGTACGCCCGCCTGGTCCTGACCGACGGCACCATGGTCAAGGTTGAGACCGATGTTAAGAATGGTGACACCAGCCTGAACAACCACCTCGTGTCCTACACTGTGGACAAGAACGATGTCTACTCCCTGTCCGACCGCAGCAGCGCCAAGATCAGCACTGATACGGATCTGAAGATCGAGAACGGCGTGGCTGGCATGAACATCTCCTTCAACAGCAAGGAGCGCTATACCGCCAACTCCAACACCATCTTCGTGGTGGCTGATACCGACGAGGACAGCTACGATGACTATGACTTCACTGTCTACACCGGCGTGAAGAACGTTCCTGACATTGACGGTCGTGCTGAGACCGAGGTTGTTGTTGCTACCGAGAAGGACAGCAACGTGGCCAAGGTGGTCTACATTGAGGACGCTGACACCGCCGGCACCGGCGAGGTCATCTTCGCCGAGGCCAACCCCAAGGCCAAGCGCGTGAAGGACACCGAGATCGGCAACTGGTATGAGATCAATGCCGTCGTGGGCGGCGAGATCGTCACCCTGCAGGTGAAGGAGAACTCCACCGCCGCTGACAAGCTGGTGAAGAATGTTGCGGCTGGCGTCGTGGCCCTGAAGAGCGTCACCGAGAACGCTGACGGCCTGGTCACCAGCGTCAAGCTGTACGATGGGTACAACGATGGCGACGGCTATGTCACCGGCGTTGGCACCGAGAAGGCTGAGAAGTCCACTGTTATGCTGAAGTCCATCGATCAGATCAACGACAGCAATGCTCGCTATGCCTGGACTGACGACGTGGTCGTGGTCCGCTACGACTACAAGGGCGACTTCAACATCTCCCGCATCTCCTCCATCAAGGACGACGACAATGACGGTTACATCGCTGTTCTGGACGGCGACGTGATCACCGGCATCTGCGTCCTGGAGAAGGATGACAAGGGTCCTCAGAAGCCTCAGGAGGAAAAGGGCCTGGCTCTGAACTCCCTGTCCTTCTCTGATAAGGGCATGAAGATCAACTTCACGAACAACTCCGGCGCTGAGTTCCAGACCGGTGCGAAGGCTGACGTTGTCGTGAAGAACAGCAAGGGCACTCAGGTCTGCTCCATCAAGGGCGTTCAGGTAACCGATGGCAGCGTGGCTGATAAGGCCAGTGCCACCATCACCTTCTCTGAGTACACCGCTGTCCCCAGCACTACCGGTGAGTACACCGTGACTCTGACCATCACTGCTGGTCACGGCACCTTCACCGTCACTGATGTGCTTGGCACCATCTAATCTGGATCATTCCAAGATTATGATACAAAAGAGCACCCCCGGACTGAACTGCCCCAGATTATGCAGACAGTACAAAAAAGAGCCC